TTTGAATGTGTCTTCACAGTCTATCCATATAACATTGTTACCATCATGTATTGATTCTACTGCAAGTGAGTTACAAAACTGAGTTTTACCAGCCCCAAACTCTCCATATACCTCATAAGTGGCTTCTGGTCTTACACCACCATCAATTAAATTATCAACCTCTATACATTTTGTAGCAATTACTGGGTATGATTTCTGATACTCCCATAAATCAACAGTACTCATATCTGATCTTCTAATCATATTATTATCTTCTAATAATTTCTGTGATTGAAATACCCAATTATCACAAGTTGGTTTTGCTACACCTGTAATTTCTTTAATCTCTTGAGCACCTCTAATACATAAATCAATAAGTGACGTTACTCCGAATGTTTGCAATTTTTTCTGGGTCACAGCACCAACACCTTTAAGCTGATCTACTCCGAGTTCAAGATCAGCGATTGATATCTCCGTTTCATTCTGTATAGGAGTTTGAGTTTCTTCCAATGTTTCTACTGATTCATTTTCATCATCATCTATAACCATCACAAGTTATCATAATATTTACTACAATATTAGTGTTTCTAAATTCTAGTATAAGTACCATCACTATTTAATTTGATAGCGTTATTGTTTTCCCATTTTGATATAGTTGATTCTACCTTCTCTTTACTCATACCATTCTCAACCAATGCTTTTTCAAAATCTCTAAGTTTTACTTTTCCCTCTAAGTTCTTACAGGTATTCCATATTATAAGTATCTCATGTTCCTTGGTTGTTTTATTATCTTGAAATATTTGTGATTGAACACCACCACCACTAATGCTACTTCCAAATGACTCATATGTTTTTTCTATCAAGTATTTAATCTTACAAATATCATCACTAGTTACCTCATCTCTAAAATGTAGTTTTGCATAAGCCATTGATAATCTAACTGTTGCTTCTAACTGTCTAGTACCAACAGGCATTTCACTTTTTGCAGATGCTTTTCTCATGGCTTCATAAATATCTAACAGTGTTTTCTTTGCTGCTGATGTTAATTTTGGTGTAAAGGACTTTGCAAAATTAATATATTTAATCATTAATTCTTCTGTTAAATAACAGTCATCAGTCATATCATTATCAAATGAATCTAAAATATGATTTGCTTTTAATCTGTCAGAAGTCATATGTATTTTATCTTGAATAAGCCATATCAAATCAAATCTTGATAACAACGGTGTTGGTATATTGATATTATCTTTTAATGAATTATCATTATCATACATACCATATTTTGGATTGGCTGCTGCCAATACACTTGTTCTACTTGGTAATGTCATAGAAATACCTGCTTTGGCTATTGATACTGTTTGTTGTTCCATAGCCTCATGCATAGCACTTCTATCATCTACATTCATTTTATCAAACTCATCTATACATGCTAGTCCACCATCACACATTGGTAATACTCCTGCTTGTGCAATACTTCTTCCATCTGCCATTCTAACAATTCCTATTGTAAGACCTGCTGCTGAAGAACCTCTACCACTTGTGTATATTGATTTTTGAACTAACCCACTAGCAAATTTCAATAGTTCTGACTTTGCCATACTTGGATCACCTATCAAAAACATATTAATATCACCTCTTTTCTTGGTTTTTACACCACCTACCAACTGTAATAATATTGATAATTTTATATCTTTATAACCAAAAATCATTGGAGCAAATGAACCTACCACATTATCAATAAATTCACCTTGTTTTGAATCATTAATTAGTTTAGTTTTTTCTTCTTGATTTGGAAGTAATGGGGTTACATCGTTCAAATCTTTGACAGATAATATATCTATGAATATGTCATGTTCGTTCTTTTTAAGGTCTATATCACTTCTAAATAAGCCTGTAATCTGTTTTTTCTGTCCTACATAGGAAGTTCTTACCAAATTACCTACCAGTTTACCTATAAATATGATAGGAGAACTATTTCTAGACTTGTCCATAGGCTCTTGCATTAATATGGTTTGTACATCATCAGTAACCATCATATCAGTTCTTATCATTGTTTTAACATGTTTACATTGTGTATTACTACATAATGGAGCAATAATCTTTCTATCTAAGTCACATTTTGCTTCATATGATCTGTTACAAATAGCACATTCAAATGTAGCCTCTTTAATGTAAGACTTTGGAGAATCAGTTGCTAATACCTGACATTCAAAAGTAACAGTACAATTCTCATTTTTAGTAGTAATATCATGCATATTCATTAATAATTCACCTATCAAATCTATCTTAACATTGGCAAATGATACTCTTATTAATTCTAAATTAGTATCTTTTTGTGCCTTTACTCTACAAATTGCTTCAAATAATAATGACATAAAATCATTTGTACTATCAATAAAAATATCAATAAAACCATCTTGTGATGGATTGATTGAAATTGTTGAATCAGGTCGCATTGAATCTATCACATCAGTATATCTGTTGTCAATCAATGCTTGTTTCAAAATATCTATCTTTGCTGATTCAGTATATTCTGTCATAATCTTTTGTTAATCTCCTTTCTTATTTTATTGTTGAGTTGTGATAGACGTTCATTGAAATTAATCAAACTATCATTTGTCAAGTCTTCAATACATTCATTCCAAACATCCATTCTATCCATTATTCTAGGATATTTTGCATTAGTTACTTTCTTACCATGATTAGTAACATATTCTTCAACTGCCATAGCTAAGAATAAACTAAAAGATATATGTTTTGGTCTAACATCTTCTAATGCTTCAAAGATTGATTTGGTTTTATTACTGATTGATATTGTAGTTGTCTTCTTAAAGTTCATTATAATAATATTATTATTATGAGGATATATATGTCTTACTATTAATTATGTAAAAGATACATACAGAGAAAAAAAAGCTAATAAGTTAATTAACAATTTAGTAACAAATATAACAACGTTATAAAAAAAATTAGGCATAAAAAAGTTAATTAAGTTATTAACAAATAATCGAGATAAAAAAATAAAAAAGGTATGTGTTGTTTAAACAGTTATTTGTTCTGACTCTAACCAAGTTTTAATTCCTTGATTTTCTAGTTTTTGAACCATGTGTGTTGCTTTATCCATAGATAGTAATGATTTTTTAGTTTGACCATTTTTTATCCAACATATATTGATAAACATAAAGAGTTATTGAATTAAGTGAATATAAACTTGTCTAATTATACAAGAGTTATATGTGCAATTTATATAGTTCTGTACTGCTGCAATGAGGACATGTCTCTTTATCTATCTCTCCTGCTCTTACCATGAATTGGATTGTATGATGTAAGTTACCCATACTTAATACCTGAGTTTTATATTGTATTTCAACTAAAGGCAATCCCTTTTTATACTCTTTTAAAATATTTATAATTCTATCATGGGTTGATATTTTTCTAGATGGTTCTATTAATACTATATTTTTAGTAGTATTTTTTCTTCTTCTTATAGGTCTAGATATGACCATTTATAGTTGCCTCCTCAGCATTAAATGATAATGTTAATGTACCTATCTGTGAACCTATAACCTCATTCTTTCTATCCATATAACCATCTGTATTTTCTATTAAAGTCTTACAAAACGTGCCTGTATTACCTAAATGAATGTCTCTTTCCCAAGTTTTTCCACTTTCCCAATCAAAATCATATACTAATTCAGGTTGATACCTCTTTTGATGTAAATGCCCACATAGGAATACGTCATAGTAAGCATTATGTTTCATTTGTTCCATCATTCTTTCTGGTTTACCCCCACCACTACCATGTATGAATAGTATAGACCATTGTGCTAATATCTTTTTATTGTGTTTTACCTCAAGTCCTAATACTCCACGACTTCCCATAAATGTTAAATTGTTTGGAGTACACATTGTATTTTCCAAATATGACCTAGTAATTTGTGGTATTTTATAATCATGATTACCGTGAAAAAATCCCCATACCTTTTCATTCTTTTGTTTAGTATGAATATCAATTAATGGTTGTGTCATATCTTGCCATCTTTGTCGTTGATTGTCTACATCATGTTCTATTGACATGTCAGGAT